CGCGTCCACAGCGGGCTCGCCCCCTGCCCGGTGATCAGATCCCCGCGCACGCACGCCGCCGTCGTCGAATCGCCGTGCGTCGCGCTCAGCACATTGTGCGCCGCGCTCGTCGGAGCCTCATTCACCCACCGGCTCGTCGCCGTCCGGTACACCAGCACATTGCCGTCGGCCAACGTGCCAACATTCACGTCCGGGTGTGTCGCGCTCGTCAAGTTGTGGGCCCCGGCCGTGCTCGCCAGCAGCACCCGCAGCGACTTCGCGTCCCTCCACAGCGGCCGATCGCCCAGATTCGTGGTCACCCGTCCTCCCCTGGGGCCTCATACTCCTGGTACTGCGCTGCCAGTACGCCCGATTCCATCATGCTCTCTGGCCGGAGAGTGATATTCCCCGCCTCGTCCACCTCTACCTCTTCGATCAGCGCATCCCGCGCGTCAGACAGCAGCAACTGTGGCCGGATCTGCCGCGCTGGATAGTCCATATCCCGCACCACCCCCGGCCGAACCGACCACGGATTGACCGCATCGCGCGCCCCCGGTGTATCGTACAACACCCCATCCCGCATGAAATAGCGCGGCGTCAGGTCCTGCTCCCAATAATAAACCAACTGTCCGGGACCAACCCACACGCGCCACGCATCGCCGTCCGCATCCCCCAACTGCGCCAGCTCCGACATCACATCCCACGCCCGCACCGGACTCACTGCGCTCTTGGTCACCTGCAGCGTGTTCGTGCCCATCGAGCCGACTTTCAGGAATTGGCAATCCCCGGCCCCCGCCGTCGATCCCCCGTGGTTCGAGCTCAGCCCGGTGGTCGTGCCCACCAGCTGCGCCATCCAATCGTCGACGTCGTCGTCCGTGCCGTCGCCCTCTTCCACGAACATCCAATTTGCCGTATACACATACCCGCACGCCAACAGATTCAGTTGCGCCTTTCCACGCGCTCCAAGGCCCAACGGCCGCGGCCACGGCCACGATCTCTCCGCCAGGAAGGACGACCGGTACGCCTCTGCCGTTGCCAGCGGATAATTATCCAGCAGCAGCATCTCCTCCTTCCGCCCAAACCGGGCAATGCTTTGCGCCTGTGTGCTGTACGCCGTCGTGGCCACCACCCCGCCCGACTGGTACGTGCATGTTACCGCGTTCGCCATATCATTCAGGCTTCGCCGCCGGCTCGCCTGGCCAATCGTCAGCTCCAGCTCGTAGACCAACCCTTCCCACGTGACCTTGCCCCCCGTTCGCTCCCGCACGTAATAACCCAGCCAGGTCTGGAATGCGTCACACAGCGCCACAACGTCATCTCCCCTGATGGTTGCGCTCCCCTGCCAGAACCCTCCCTGCCGTCGGATCGACCGTTTCCACCCGCACTCCTTTGGTAACATCGCCACGAATGCCCCCCCCGAGGGGGCCGTGTACAGCAGCACACTCGGCTCATATCCGCTAGACGCCACGGTACAGCCTCCAGCGTGGATAGTAACTCAGCACCATGTCCACAGTGTCAGTCAGATCGGAACCCGCTGTTCGCTCCCCCGCCACCACCAGCACCCCCGGCGTGCGAGGCATACACCAGTTCGACAGCGCCAGGCTTGGATTCGCAAACTGCGTACTACCCACAACCTCATTACTATCTGAACTGTCATCTGGATAAATGAAAATGTTCAGCGCCGTGCTCGCTGTGCCCGAGAATCCCTGATCATTAGTCATCGCGATACCCCAGGCCGGAATCAGAAACAGACAATCCATATCCAGATAACCCGATCCACTCATCCGCTCCGCGTCTAGCCAGATCCCAAACGTCGGCAGAACGTGCCGGCTATCCGTCTCATAGCGATATACCGAGGGAGGAATCTGGATTTGGCCCAGCTCGTATAGGTGCCACGCAGTATCCGTGATGTAAACATATTCACCCTGTGTCAGCTGCGACGTGCCGTCAAACCCGCTCCGCATCTGCACTTGGCACGCCGTCGACGACGCGCTCAGTTTCGCCCGCAGCAGCACCAGATAGCGTCCCACGTTGTGTATGTAGTTGGATCCGCACACATCCCCGAGAAGGATCTGTGATCTTTCCGCCATTGTGGCCACCGTCGCAAACGTGCACTGGATCTTGTTCCCCCCGTGCGCCGTCGCGTCAGCCACGTCGGTTGTATCCGTCCCGTCCGTCCCGCTCTCCAGCTCCCACAATGGCGTAAATTGCGTGATTCCGTCGTACACCGGTCGAATCCCGATCCACGTTCGCAACTGCCCGGCCGATGGGCCCATTACCAACCACGCAATCCGCCCATTCTCCGTCCCTGCATAGGTGCTTTGCGCCGTCAGATCCACCACTCCGGCGTGGAGCGCCACACCTTCCACCGATACCTGTCGCACCGTCTCATTTTCCCAGCACGCATGCCGCGTGATCGCCAGGCTCCCAAACGTGGACAGCGCAAACGCCCCTTTGCCATTCTCCACCCGCGCCAGCGCCAGCGTCCCGTCGTATAGAAACACCCGCTTTGCCGCATACGTCCCCGCGCCCGGCTCTCCATCCACACTCCATTCCAACCACACCCCATTCTCCGTCAGCGAATCCTCACTCCAGCGTCGCGCCTGCTCCAGTAACGACTGGATCAATCGCTCCCCCGCCGACAGTTCCGCCGCCGTCCCTTCCGCCACCAACGCCAGCGTTTCCGTAATCTTCCCCCGGCCTGTGCCCGCCGCCGGCTGATACCCTCCCCACCGTAGCTTCCACCGGCCGGTCAACAGGCTGACCTTGCTCACCGTATCGGTATAATCGCTCAGCGCCAGGTTCAAAAAGTCCGCCATTCGCTACATGCTCCTATTCAACCGCGCTCGCCGCCGCTCCTCCACCATCGCATTCGTCAGCGCCGCCGCCAGCGGATTATGGTTGTGAATGATAAACGTATCCCCACCCCCCATGCCGCCGGCCAGCGCCCCGGCCAGCACCGGCATGCTCGGCGTCCGCATCTGCAGCGCCACCTCCAGCTCCGGCAGCTTCGTTCGCGCCAGGTCCTCTGCCGCCTGCCCGATGTCCGTCATCCAGTTTGCCAGAGGGGGAGGGCTACCACCCTGCAGCCACGCCGGGACCTGGATATTCGCCAGCCAGTTTGCAAACGCCTGCAGCTTGTCAATCACCCACTGGATCGTCCCACCGATCGCGTCGAACGCCCCGGCCACCCCGGCCAGGATCCCGCTCAGCGCATCCAGCGCCGGCCCGACAGTAGTCTTGATAATCCCCACCACCGCATTGAACACCGGCAGAATGTTGTTTTGGATAAAGTCCCACACCTTCTGCAATGCCGGCTTCAATACATTCTCCCAGATCGCCGCCAGGATCTCGATCTCCTTCTTCACCAGCGTGATCCACACGTTGGCCAGCGCCTGGAACAGCGGGATAATGTACGTCTGCAGGAACGACCACACCGCCCGGAGCGCCGGCAGCAGCACGTTATTCCACGCATCGCTCAGGAACTGCAGCGCCGGCGGGATCATCGTCTGCAGCCAGTTCCACAACTGCTCCAGAGCCGGCTTTAGCGTATTCTCCCACACCGCCGTCAGCGTGTCCCGGATCCCCAAAAAGTTCGTATCCCAGGCCAGTTTCAGCAGCGCGATCGCCGCCACCACCGCCGCGATCGCCAGCCCGATCGGCCCGCTGAGCACCGCCCCGATCCCGGCCAGAATCGGCCCCAGCGTCGTCGCCGCCGTCACGATCCCGCCGATCGCCGTCACCAGGCTGCCCACCACCAGGATTACTGGCCCGATTGCCGCCGCCAGTCCGCCCACCACCGCGATAATCTTCTGCGTCTCCGGGCTCAGACCCTGGAACTTCCCCACCAGGTCGCTCACGAACTGCACGATCTTCAGCCCCACCGGCAGCAACTGCGTCCCCATCGTCGCCGCCGCGTCCGCGAGCTGCGCCTTCGCGATCCGCGTCGAGTTCGCCAGCCCGTCACTCGTCCGCGCAAAGTCCCCCTGCGCGGTTGCCGTCTGCTCCATAATCAGCGCATACCGCGCCGTCACCAGGTCCGCCGCCGTCAGCTCCGCCGCCGTATCCGCCAGCCCCAGCTCCAGCGCCTTCGCCTCCGTCGTTGCCGCCGTCAGGTTCACTCCCAGCGTCCGCAGCGGTTCCGCCTCGCCGACTAGCCCCGAACGCAGTTTCTCCAACGCCTCCGCCGGATCGATATTATTGAACGACGCCAGGTCGCTGGCCAGCGTCACCAGGCTCGTGCTCATCTCCGCCGCCGGGCCTTGCCCCAGCCCCATCGCCGTAAATAGGTTCCCGAATGTCCCCGTCGCCTCCAGCGCCTGCTGCTGGCTTTGCCCCAGCGCCTCCGCCGCCGTCGAGCTGAACGCAATCACCGCGTCTGCCGAGTCGCCGAACACCACGTTCACCTTGTTCATCGACTCTTCGAGCCCCGACGCCGCATCCACCGCCTTCATGCCCAGCGCTACCAGCGGCCCCGTCACCGCCGCCGACATCACCGCGCCGGTCTTCATCATGCTCTTGCCGATGCCTTCCAGCTTCGACCCGATCGCCGACGCCGACGTCCCCGCCTTCTTCTCCGCCTCGTCCAGCCCCCGCTGATAATCCGATGCGTCGAGCCCCAGCGCCACCAGCAGCTTACTCAGGATGCTCATTTGCCCCCGCTCCGATCGCCCACCCCTTCAGCCTCGCCCACAGCTCCTCCGGATCCTTCTCCGTAGTTTCCGTGTCCTCCGACTCCACCAGCGGCATAAACTCCTGCGGAGTAAACGGCCGGGATCTCTGCTTTGGATCCCGCACCGTGTTCGCCATCGTCGCCGCCACGATCCCCGCCCGCAGATCCCCGCGCGCCTCTCCAAACGGCTCCAACCGGTAGAACGCTGCCCACTCCGCAAACTCCCGGCTGCTCATCCGGCATTGCAGCTCCCTCACCGTGCAGCCTAGGGCCAGAGCTAACCGGAACCAGAATCTCCGCTCTGGCCGCCTGGCGAGTTTTTTTCCAGATCGTCTACATCCGCCGCCGTCAGCCCCGACAGGCGCCGCGCCACGTCGAACAGGCGATCCAGCACCGCCCCGCTCTTCTCACTCAACCGTGGCACATCCCGGTCGCTGAACAGCCGCTCGCCCGCCTCGTCGATCACGCACAGCGCCACCAGCCGCGCCCGGAAATTGTCCAGACCTGGATTCATCTCCAGGCGCTGCCCGCGCAGCCGCAGCCCCTCCAGCTCCCACCGGTCCCGCTCCGCACCCGTCAGCCCGCGCACGCGCACCATCCCGCCCCACTCTGGCACGTGCACATCCTCGACCGGCAGATCCTGCACCTCCAGGATTTGCGCCTTCGTCAGATAGCCCATACACCCCCCTGTAGGGGCGGTTCGTGAACCGCCCTCTTACGTGATCGTCGGCCCGCCCGTCGGCTGGATCGTGATCACGCACGAATACAGCTCCCGGCTTTTCGCCACCCGCCCCACCTTCTTGATGTGCGCGTTGAACGCGATCACCTCATCGCCGTTTGGATCCTCGATCGACATCCCGACCGCCGTCGTGGCAGCGAACGAGGTCAGGATCGCAGCGTGAGACGTAGCTGCCGAGTCCCAGGCCACAGTCGCCTCCATCTCCGTCAGCTCGCGCAGCCCCGTGTCGATGTACTCCAGGTACGCCGACGCGCTGTCGTGGAACGTTGCCTCTGCCAGAAACTTGGCCTGTTCCGGGAAACTCACGTCCATCAGGTTCGTCACCACGATCAACGACCCCGACGTGATCTTGAGCACTACCCCATGCCCACCTTGAAACGCCATCTTTTCACCTCTCTCTTTCAGTCTCCAACTTGTTCCGCATACAGGAACCTCAGATCCAGCCGCGTCGCCGGCATCTCGATCGTCGGATTCCAGTCGTCCACCTCGTTATCCACCGTCCCCAAGAATACCGTCACCAGGCTGCCCAGCGAGCCGACAAACGGGAACATGGCCACGATCGCCCTTATCACCCCCTTGACCTCCGCGTAATCATCCGCGACCGCTGTCACCTGGAACGTTGCCAGCGCCGCGTACATGTCATTCCCGTGATCCAGCAGCCGCAGCCCACCGATCCGCTGATAGGCAATCGCCGGCAGAGCCGAATCTTGCGGGATCACGCTCGGATAGATCCGCGTGCTCACCAACGCCGCCACCCCCGCATTCCCCGCCAGCTCCGCATACAACGCCTCCTCAATCGTCGCCATCAGCCCCTCGCCGCCCCGTCAATCCTCTTCCGCAGCTCCGCGCCCACCGCCGCCGTCGCCTCGTCCGCGCTTCCCTCCAGCGCCGGCCGCAGGAACGGCCGCGCCGCCATCCCAACGTGCTGCACCACCTGCCGCACGATCGCCCCTTCCCGCCCGGCAAACGCCAGCCCCTTCTTCTTCGTCGGCGTGATCTTGTGCCGGCTCACCCCCGTCTCAAAGAACGCATAATACCAGTGCGCCTTGTCCGGCCCGATCCCGACCTCGATCGCCTCCTCCGACGCCTTCAGCACCTCGCTCTCCACGTGCGGCCCCGGCGCCCGGCTCTTCGCCGCGGCCGCGATCACCTCTGCCCCGGCCATCGCCGCCTTCTCCAACGCCGAGCCCCGCGCCGCCGCCTTCAGCCGGTAAAACGCCGCCTGCAGCTCCTCCGCCCCCTCAATCCGCACCGTCGTCGTCGCCATCTCTCATCCCCTGTCATTGCGAGCGCAGCGAAGCAATCTCACTCCACAACCTCCATGCACATCAAATGGATCTCCCGGTGCGCCGACTTTATCTCCAGCACCGCCTGGACGTCATACGTATGGCTTCCCCACACCACCCGCATACTCGGCACCAGCCCGCTCCGGTACCGGATCCGGATCCGCGTGTCCACCGTCGCCTCCAGGCTCCGCCCCTCCAGGAACTCCCGGCCGGCCAGCGGCTCCACCGCCGCCCATACCGTCGCCACCGTGCCCCAGCCCGGCACCTCCCCGCCGAAGCTGTCCCGCGTCACCGTCGGCTTCTCCTGGATTGTCACCCGATGTCTCAGCTTCCCCGCGTCCATCTCAAAACCTCAGATTCCGATCCGAGGCCCACAGCAGCGATTCAACCGCCAGCGGGATCGCCTTTGGCACCGCTCCCGACGTCGCCACCGCCTCCCTATTTTCGTACCAGTGTCCCACCAGAAGGAGTATTGCCAACCTCAACTTTCTCGGCACATCTACCCCTTCCCCGTACCCGCACACGAACCGCACATTCACCCCATTCACGATCTGCAGCTCATCCGACGGCCACGAGTACGTATCCTTGAGCCGGATCCGCCCTGGCTGGCTGTATGTATCCACCATATAGCTCGCCGAGTCGAACGTCGTCAGCACCCCTGCCTTGGTGGTATACTTCACGTACGTCACCGACTGGAGAGGCGGCAACGGCAACTCCAAATAATCCGTTCCCGGGAACGAATCCAAGTACAAGTCCCACGTCTGCGTCACCAGCGCCTGCCGCATTGCCACCTCGACGACCTCCCGCGCCGTCTCAATAAACCCCTGGATCGTCGCATCGTCCGTCGTCACATCCACCCGGCAATGTTCCTTCGCCTCAGCCACCGTCACCGGCTCGTCCGCTGGCACCACCGCAATCTTCAGCGCCATCTTTACCCCTTTGCGTCTTTGTGTGATCCTCTTTACACCGCCACCAACGGCTCCACCACGAACCACGCCGCTCCCTTCAGCGGCAGCCCGGCCCCCAGCGCGCTCGTATACGTCGCCTCCACCGTCAAGATTCGTTCCGGCCCCGCGTATCCGCTCAGCGCCAGGTCGAGCCCGCTCAGCACAATATTGATCGTGCTCGCCGGCGAGCCCACCGCCACGTCCGTCCGGCTGTTCACCGCCGCCCCCAACTTGTCCGTCAGCGACCACGTAATCGCGCTCGGCACCACCGCCGTTCCATCCTCATTCGTGAACACCACCTGAACCACGTACGTCGAGCTCTCCGTCGGCACAACCGTTAATCGAGTCGTCATCTCCAGACCTTTATATCTTCGTGCCTTTGTGTCTTTGTGTGAGTCCTGCTTCTACTCCACCACCGTGAATGCCTCGCCCGGCGCCCGCCCGGTGAATGCCTCGCCCGGCGCCCGCCCGGCCATCGCCGCCCCCGGCACACGTCCCACCAGTGCCATAAACATCCACAGCCACTCTGGCAGCTCCCCGCTATAGAGCAGCGTTGCCGCGATCCCTGTCAGCGTGTACGACCCGTAACTGGCCGTCAGCAACCGCGCCGCCACCAGCCCGGTCGCCTGGCCGCTCAGTACGAACGGCCCGTACACGGCGACTAGCTTCCGCCCGACCAGCAACCCCGTCGCCTGCCCCGTCAGCGCATACGTCTCATACGCCGCTGACAGCTTCCGCCCAAACAGCAGCCCGGCCGCCTGCCCGCTCAGCGTATATGTCTCGTACGCCGCACTCAGCTTCCGTGCCACCACCAGCCCGGCCGTCTGCCCCGTTAGCGCGAATGCCCCATACTCTGCCGTCAGCACCTTCGCCGAGCCACTGTAGATCAGC